ACGGAGTTTCGTGGAATCCAGGTAGTGGAGGTGAGGGGTTCTACGCCTACTATAACAATACATGGAACAGGTTAGGATAATGGCTTACAACCCACGGATAGATATGTGGTACAGGAGGTTCTCTGCTGCGGCACAGGCCGAACAGGCAGAAGAGAAAGAACAGGCGCTATTAGAAGAACAGAGGCTACAAGATTCTGGGTCTAGCCCTTATACTAACCTGTTCCATGTATTGTTGTAGTAGGCGTAGAACCCCTCACCTCCACTACCTGGATTCCACGAAACTCCGTCTGCGTATCTCATATCACCGTCCCTCGGTTTTGTTTTTCTCAATTCAGTGGCGGGCTCTCTGTGCGTAGGCTCAAGCCTAAAGGTGTCCAGGTTGAATATGATATCCCCCACCCTGTTCAACTCACTAAAGAGGTAGTCGGGCAACATGGCTGGGTCTACGGGAGCCGGGTTAGGGGACCACCGATTTACACTCTTTACTTGTTTTGATGTGTACTTGTCGGTCATAACTTCATCCTACTGCCACGCTTACCTCGAGGCTTCACTTCAAATGCTAGGCTGTGGAGTTTCCAGTCCATGTTGGTGGTACTCTCAAACCTCACGCCAAAATACTTTCCGGTAACCCTACAGGAAACCTTGGATTGTGTGTCCGGGTTAAAGCTTATTCCATCACCCCAGTCTATAGCACCCTCCGTAGACATTTGAGAACCCACGTATACTTTCATAGGGTAAGCACCAGACGCCTCCATTTCGGGATATACAGCACTCACAAACTTAACCGATTGTGGATCGCCCAGATCATACCCAGACCGTTCAATATAAGCGGTCATGTTAGCGGTACCGTTCTTGTTTCCGCTATTATCCCTGTACATTTTAGTGTTTGTGACATCCGCAAACACTATGTTCTCCAGGTGTGTATCATAGGCAGAACTTCCCCAGGCGGCAGGATCGCCCTCCCAAGCCCCTGTGGTGGCACTCCATGACTGACCAGAAGGGAAAATAGCCATAATGCCAGAGGCAGCGTGCGAGGTAGTTGGTAAGTCCCGCATGGAAAAGGTGTTAGTTCGCCAGTTCCATATTACAGCCTTGTTGATTACCGTAGAATTATCTGCAGGGTAACAGGCCAGCATCTCATTGTGTAAGTGGTCGGCAACAACAAAGCATTTCATCCAAGTCGGGTTTGCCGTATCACCCGCATTGATGACATCAAAGACGGCTCGCCTGAGTCTATCAGGCAAGAGGGGCTGTATTGTCTGACCATTGTTCAGGTAGAAGTCGGAGTTCCCCATAAAGAAATGACCGCCTTCAAACTCAGCCACAGCGTTCTTTGTGAGACAACCTATATTTGGCGCGAGTAGCTTGAATGAAAAGATGTAGGGGGTTCCTACGTAGTTCATAATGTATATGCTGTCGTTCTTGTATATGATGAACGAGTCGCCAAGGGCCAGGCCGTCAACTATTTCTCCCGGCGTATCTGACAACTCGTATTCACCGGCATCGAGTGTTTCGTCGGACTCGTCCCATGTGCGGGGAGCCGAGTAGAAGGACGCCTCAGTAGACCACTTCACTAGTCTAGGCTCGGGGTTGGTTCTGTTCCAGTTCAGTCCTACGAGGAAGGTCCTGAACGACCTTATTACACTACACGTTTCAGTTTCTGCGGAGGGCCAGTTACTCAACTCCATCATAGCGTGAACTTTGTTCGGTATGCCATTACTGAGGGGCCACATCTGGGGGGTGTCGTGCCCGTTTGTGGCGATAATTATTCCGTTATGGTCTGTTGCAGCCCACTTTCTTGAAGTGGTATTTGCGTCGTAATCCAGGTCTACAGTAGTGGTCGATAGTGTTGGGGTAACAACAGCTTCGTCTGGATGTACGTACTGTATCGTAGCCGGGGAGGTAAGAGTTATAACTCCAGTTGATGTGTCCCTACCGGAGTAAAGAAAGGTTTCATACCTGTTCGTGGTGAGGTCGGAGGTTATCTCTGTCCCGATCTTTAGGCTTCCTGTGGCGGGTAGGGCCGTTAAGGGCGCCCCTGTGTCAACGGTTATGGTCGCAGCAGTTGCGACGATAGGCCCGTTCAGGGTTAAGGTTGTTTGTCTGGTTATATTAGTCCAGTTCGTATTGTCCCATACCGCTATATCGTCAGTACCAAAAGCAAGCCAATAGTAGTTCCCGTTAGCGTCCTCGTTGGGGAGGATGTAGTAGGGTGCGAATGGACAGGTAGCCATTACCTCAGTGTAGCCCCTGATTTTCTTTACCCCATTGTTCAGGAAACGTACATTATTTCCGTTAGACCAAGCATTAGGAGGAAGGTTATACGGAGGTACATCCTTTATTATTCCTAGTGATCCAAGATCATTTATGGGGACTAGAGGCATTATTCAGGTGGCGCAGGCCAGGTAATATTGAAGGGGTCTGGCTGATTTGTAATATCCCTAAGAGATTGTCTATAGGTTTCCCACTCAGCTCTCTTTTCTGAAGTCATAGGAACATCCGGTAACACCGTCCAATCCGAAACCTCTAATCTTGTCTTTCGTTCGCCACGAACAATAAACCATTGCTCATTATCCCTACCACCCAAAACAGACGCCCAAGCTGGCTTCTTTGATGGGTCGTTATAGGTAATGCCAGAGCCATAGTCGCTCTCTGTTTCTACTATGCCATGTATTGAGAACCCCTCATTGGGGACAAGGGTAGTTAGGATGTTCCCCAAGGCATTCATGTCTGTAAATGTCATTATGCTATCTCCCAAGCAACTGCGGTATATTCCCCAACAGAAGTCCCACCACCGGATGGATCGCCACTAGTAAACTTTACATTAAAAGTATGGGTGGCTGCCGATAAACCAGTTGTGTCTACCCTAGTTATGGATGTTATACCTCTTACTTCATTATTAGCTGATGCAGATGCCCCAAGATTATTCCACTCCCCTGTACACCTTGTGGAGCTTCCTAAAACAGCAGTACCCGTAGCACTATATATTTGGACATTTCCCGTTTGACTTGTGCCATAGTTCCAAAGCCCTGTCATCACCTCAACTTGCAATAAAAGGTCGGTTGATGCGGAAGCCTTTACAACTGCAAAGCTAAAACCTGTAGTCATTGAGGCAGATCGAATGCTTGCAGCGGCATCCCCTGAGAAGTAAGAAATCTTATCTACCTGTGCGCCCGCAATAGTACCCCAAGATGCGGATGTACCGTTTGTTGTTAGGTATTTTCCTGAATGACCTGTTTGACTGGGGAGTTCGTTACCGGCTGCGGAAGCCCAATCCAGGTTCCCGGAACCGTCCGTAGTAAGGAACTGATTTGGACTGCCGTCTGCTGTAGGCGGAATCCACCCGACTGTGTTAGACCCCAGAATTTTGAAGTCCGTTACTGGGGAAGCCCCTAGAGTTACCCAAGCACCGTCAGCCTCGTTCCGTATTTTTAATACGTTTAAGGAAGTATCAAACCAAAGCTGTCCTGCTGAAGTAGAGGTTGGTTCAGTTCCTGTATGAATCCCATTTAGAGCAGCATTGGCATTGGGGAATGTTCCCTGCAATACTGTCTTTATAAGTCTAAGATGGTCGTCGCCCTCTGATATGGCGTCTGATCCTGGCGGGTAAGCCGGGACTAACCCACTTACAAAGGATGCGGTTTCTACTGTCATAATTTATTCCTCACCATTTTTCAGGAGATATTGTGAGTTTGTTGCCGTAGCATCAGGAAAGGTATTCTTTAGAACCTTCTTTATAAGTCTAATGTGGTCATCGCCCTGACTAATACTGTCAGAGCCTGTTGGGTTGGTGATAACCAGACCATCAATGTATGTTGCGCTTTCTAATGCCATTATTCTTCCTCTTACTATGGGTTATTCAAGTTGTTATTGCCATTATTATTTCCCGTAAAAATTAGCCACTATCTCTGGTCGGAGTCCACACTCTACCGGGTGCTTCGTTCCCAAAAAAAGCATAAGAGAGAGTTATCCTTGGAGTTAATCCAATAGCCTTATGGGTTACACCTTTGGGAATAACAAGCAAATCACCTGAATTTAATTCAAAATCTTCTGCTCCTACCTTATAGAAAACTCTTCCAGTTAAATTTAAAATAAAAACTGAATAAGGATCATGATGTGTAATGCTCTTTGAGCCAGACACCATTGAAAAGAATAAATCTAAATCACTTGGTTTTTGATCAGGATTAAACTTTGCCTCTATTTCACTATTAATTTGGCTGAACTCAGGTGTAGCATTAACTCCCTTGACTTGATAAACGGCGTCAACAATATAGGAATTAATAAAATTACTAGCAATCTCCGTAGACAAATTATAGTTATCTAGAAAGAGAGACAAGCTGTTAAAATCAAAGTTTAACCCATTAAGTGTAGAGAAGTTTTTATAGAACAATTGAGCATCCATAATTATAATTCAACTAGCAGGTTAATTACTATCCTTCTTCGGATTTAAAACTTATATTTCCTGATACAGAAATTCTTTCTACATCTGATTTAAAAGCATGAACATAATGAATAAGCCATGATGGAAATATATATATATCGCCCACCCGTGGGAATTTAGAAAAAGTATTAATTGAAAGAGGCATCTCTACCCCGTAATCAAAATTTATAGTTCCCGGCCCTGCAGTAGTACGCATACCTACTGATTCTTTCAATTCTTTTTTTAACTTTGCTGGAACTTTTAAATATATTACAAATGATAAATCATCAGCATGATTGTGTGGCGGATTATATTCATTAGCCTTTTGATAATTAATCCACAAACTTTTTATACACCATGTTTTAATTGGCTTTTGCTTAGGCATCCAAATAGTTCGCATCCCTTCCATATATCCATCCAGATAAGGAGTAAATTTTGGAATAAACCATTCTTCATAATCTTCATAGTAGTATTCATTATCTATCACTCCGGCTAATTTTTTTCTATTATCCAGATTTTTCTCTCTACTTTCGTTACCCTTTTCAAGTAATACATCTAAAAACTTTTGTTCTACTTTTGTTTCTAAAACGAACGGCCCCCAATAAGGAAATTTATAATCCTTCATATCTGGTTTATAATTATTCCTCGACTAAAACCCATGCTTGTGTTTCTTCGTTCCAGCTGTAGTATTTACCGTCTATTGGCATAGGGACCGGAGCCTCCCAAAGACAAGTTTCTTCGTTTAGTGTCCAAGAGGCGAAAGGTTTAGGAGGAATAAAAGCATCTAGAGATGCATCATATGTACCGCCAATATAAGCGTAGTTTTTTCGTAATGGAGTACCGCCAGATGAATGTTCGCCGCCAAAAGTGTTATATGAGGTTTGTACCCATGTACCGCCGCCATGAACGCCTAACAGGTAATCAATACCTAACTGCTCTTGTTCATTACCATTAGCATCCAACAGGTTTACATTATCAACAACGTGAATATCTATGACTTCACTGTTTAATTCTAACTTTGCAAAATGTGCCATATTGTTTTCCTATTATTGAAATTGGAACCTGATGATTACAATTCCTGATCCACCGCTACCAGAACTTACGGCATAACCTACTCCACCACCTCCAGAACCAGTATTTGTAGTCCCAGACGATCCAGAACCAGAGTTGGTTGCTCCAGCACCACCTCCTCCAGAACCTCCACTGCCATAGGAATCGTCGCCACCGCCTCCACCGCCTCCTGCTCGTGTGGTAGAACCATTAATAGCAGAAGTAACTCCGGCGCCACCAGATTGACCAGAAGCGGCACCACCTGCACCACCACCTGCATTGCCATTTGTACTGTAATAAGAAATGCTGGCACCATCATAACCTTGACAGGATGTTCCTGAACCACCGCTAGAACTATGACCGCCAGTTACTTGTCCAGCACCACCTCCACCAGAGCCACCGTCTTTACTACTGGATTGATATGCAGCACCGCCCCGGCCGCCTGCTGTTGAAGTGATTGTACTAAATACTGAATCTGTACCGGGGCTTCCTTGTTGGTCTGCGTATGGGCCTCCTGCACCACCTCCCCCAACTGTGACTGGATAGCCTGTTGCAGTAACTTCAAGTACTGATTCAGAAGCACATCCACCACCTGATGTTTCAGAAGAGTAAGAGTTTCTATAACCTCCTGCACCCCCGCCGCCACCACGACCACGGCCTCCACCGCCACCTCCAGCAATAACAAGAGACTCAACCGTACCTATAGCACCCAATTTAGTGACCGTAAACGTAGCATCACCTGTGAATGTGTGAACTTTGTAATCACCATCTGTAGTTACAGTTCCACCCGTGGCCTCCATAAAGCCAGTTTCCCCACCTGACCCACCAAGTAGGGCAACTTTATTTGCTCCTAAAGACATTATAATTCTCCTACGCCATTGCCAAACCGGCAGCAAATCCATACCAAACAGGTGACGCACCACCATTAAATGTATAGAATGTAAGAACATCTATACCTGAAGTGGCAGTCGTAGTTAACGTGGGTGCAGACCCGCCCGCCCACTTCACTGACGTAAATGCGCCGGTTCTTGAACCAGTACCATCCTGAGTCAGAATCAAAGTCATTGAAGACCCTGCCTGTAATCCACTACCAGACGGCATCGTGAAAGTACAGTTTCCTGTCATAGTGAAGGTCTGCACGTTGCCATTCGTTTCGTCCAGAGTTACAGCAGTTGACGTACTACCACCAGTATGAACGGTTTCGGCATAATCTTTAACTATAGGACGTGTTGCTAATTGGTCTGCAAATATAGTCTCTCCTGCCATTGTACCGCCAGCCTTCGGCAACGCAGCATTTGCAACTGTCACAGTGTTTGTTATCTGTGTTTGAGCATTTGAAGCAAGAGTATTGATGTACTGAAACTCTGCACTTGTTACAGTTCCATCAGCAATCTTTGTAGCAGCTATAGCTGCACTTGCATTAACATCTGCGTCAAGAACATTTAGAGATGCTAGTTTAGTTTTTGCAATAGCGGCGCTGGCGTTTATATCCGCATCGACTATAGTACCATCGTCTATCTTCGCAGACGTAACAGCACTATCGGCAATATCTGATGTATTCGCAATCGGGATTACTTTTCCTAGATATGGCATTACGTTATCTCCAGTATACTCAGAAAACACTCAAGGTCGCTATTAGCACTGGCGGTAAAATGAATTTTATCCGCCGCCGCGAGGTTTACTGGTTTATCAAGCACAAGCGTAGAATCTGCCGGAACCGGGATAGTCTTGGCAATGTGCATATAAGTTGAGCCACCGTCGATAGTCGCTTTTATATTTACGTCTGCACTGTTGGTGCCGTCTATATTACTTACATAGATGGCGTTTACGATAGCGGCAGTACCACCAGGGCACGTATAAACATCTGTGCCCCCGGTAACTAGGGCCGCTCCTTTATTTATAAATGTATTAGCCATCTCAGCCTCCTAAAGCAATTGCCATGGCAACCGCATTATCATTTACCCATGCGGCATCTGTACCATCTGTTCCCAACAACTTACCACCGTTCCCAGACATGTTAGGCATAATTGCAGTAGTAGATGTTGATGGGAAACTATTTTTAAGAACGGTTTTCAACATCCTCAAATGATCGTCGCCTTCACC